TGCGGCCAAGGCATTGAAATGCTTAGACAATATAGGCAAGAGTGGGATGAGAAAAGAAAATCTTTCAGAGATCATCCGCGCCATGATTACACTTCTCATGCTGCGGATGCGTTTAGGTATTTGGCTATTGGGATGGAGAATAGACAAGCTGTTGTTCGTCCACCGCAACAAATTGCCGTCAATGAGTACAATCCGTTTTCGCTATGACACCTACAAAAGAAGACATCGATGACATTATGTACCTTATGAGAAACAGTGAATATCATAGATGGTACAGGATTAAAGAGTTTAATGATTATGTTAGGACGCCATTGGCTTTAGAGCAGTACATTATACTTAGGGATGAAGGAAGATTGCCTGTTGTGTTTGCCACTTGGGGCTTCCCTAGCTACGATCAGGTGTCTGAATATGTGCAAGACCTGACCTTTCCACCAGAAGGTTATGCTGGTGGCGGTGATATACCCTGGTTAATTGACTTTATTGCTGAAGGCGGTAAACGGAATATTGCTCTGGGTTTTCGTAAGATGAAAAGTGTGTTATCAAGTAGGGGGTATAATCAAGCGTTCTGGTTGCGTACTGAAACGCAAAAGCTTGGATTTCATCAGTGGGGTAATTAAAATGGGTAGCAGCGTCAGAAGATTTGTTAAAAAAGTCACGAAGCCGGTAGCAAAAGTTGTTAAATTCGTGGACAAAAAAGTTGTCGAGCCTTTGGAAAGGCCGGTAAAGAAAAACATTATTAAGCCAATCGATAAGGCAATTGTAGAGCCTCTGGAAAAGCCAGTAAAGGCTGTGGCGAAGGGCGTCAAAAATATAGCCGATGAAGCCTTTGAGGAACTTATTGAAAAGCCAGTAAAAAAAGTTGCTGCTGAAACCTTTGATGTTGTTATGAATACAGATAAGGAAGAACGCCGCGCTATGCTTGGTGACACCCCACCGCCAGCACCAGAGCCGGAAGTTACCCCAGAAGTAACGCCAGAGGTTATTCCTGATGATGATACTATTGTTGGCAGAGGCAGACGGCGTACCAAGCGTTCTGGGCAAGCTGGAACCATCATGGAAGAATATGGCGTCATAACAGCTAAAGCATCTCCAAAAGCAGTAGAGAAGGCATAGTTATGTCATTTTTAAAACCCAAAGTTTATACCCCACCGCCGCCACCAGCCCCAGAACCAATTGCGGAACCCGACTACAAACGCGCTGCTGCTTTATCAGAAGAAGCTATGGCGGGTGAGCGTAGAGGCCGAAAGGGAAGAAAATCCACTGTTGTCGCTGGTATTATGGGGGAACAAATGGAACCAGAGGGTGGCACTGCCACTAAACCAACATTATTGGGGTAGACCATGCAAGATGCAAAAGACGTCATATCGCGTTTTGAAAAACTAGAAGGCGCGAGGGCAAACTGGGATACGCACTATCAGGAGTTGGCAGATTATATGCTGCCACGCAAAGCTGATATTGTTCGCAAACGAAGTCGTGGCGAAAAGCGTATGGAGTTAATCTTTGATGGTACTGCACTGCAAGCTGTCGATCTGCTGGCCTCATCTCTGCATGGTATGCTTACAAGCGGTGCTACACCTTGGTTCCACCTGACATTAAAAGACGATGATTTAGGGCGTGATGAAGAAGTGCAAGCTTGGCTGGAAGACAGTAGCCAGCGCATGATGCGTGCCATTACTACATCAAACTTTGAAACTGAAATCCATGAGATGTATGTGGATTTGGTTGTGTTTGGTACTGGCTGTATGTTTGCGGAGATGGATAAAGAAAATCTGCGCTTTAGCACACGGCACATTTCAGAGTTTTATGTGGCTGAAGATCAGTACGGTATTGTTGATACTGTTTTCCGCAAATACAAACTGCCAGCGCGTCAAGCTGTACAACGATTTGGCATCGAAAATGTAGGTAGTTATATCCAGCGCATACATGAGAAAAAACCTGATGAGGAAGTAACACTGCTTCATGCAGTTATGCCACGCGCAGAGCGTGACACTACAAAACGTGACAATAAGAATATGCCATTTGCTTCTATGTATATCTGCATGGAAACAAAGATGATCCTTATGGAAAGTGGCTTTCAAGAGTTTCCGTATGTGGTTCCGCGCTTCCTTAAGGCAACTGGGGAAGTGATGGGTCGGTCGCCAGCTATGGTGGCGTTGCCTGACGTTAAGATGCTTAATCTTATGTCCAAGACCATCATACAAGCTGCTCAGAAACTAATTGATCCTCCCTTATTAGTTCCTGATGACGGATTTCTCCTCCCTGTCCGTACCCAGCCTGGTGGCCTCAACTTCTTTAGAAGTGGCACAAGGGATACAATTACGCCACTAAACACAGGCGCAAACATTCCTATTGGTCTAAACATGGAAGAACAGCGCAGACAGGCTATTCGTTCTGCTTTCTTCGTAGATCAACTGCTGACAGGCGGTGCGCCTAACATGACAGCTACAGAGGTTGTGCAACGCCAAGAGGAGCGTATGCGCGTTATAGGGCCAGTATTGGGGCGTTTGATGAATGAAATGCTGCGTCCATTGATTGACCGTACATTTGCTTTGATGTTGCGTGCAGATATGCTTGCGCCACCACCAGAGATTTTGCAGGGTCTTGATGTGGATATTGAGTATGTGTCACCGCTTGCACGCGCACAGAAGTCTAGCAGTCTTAACAGCACAATGAAGGCTTTGGAAATATTGTTGCCATTGGCTCAAGCGTTGCCTGTTGCAGACCATATTAATCCAGATGGTCTTGTTAATCACATCATGGAAAGTCTTGGCGTTCCAAAGAAAGTTGTGAAGTCTCAGTCTGAAGTAGACACAGCGCGGCAAGAGCAAGCTGCACAACAGCAAGCGATGATGGAGAGGCAAGAAGCAAGTCAGGATGTTCAAGACGTTGCTCAGATTGCACAGGCATCACGGATGGTATCTAAATGAGTGAGCAAATTGCACAATTACGCACTATGTATACTGACGTATTTACAGGCACCGCTGGTGAGAAGGTGCTAAATGATCTTGAGGCACGCTGTAACTGGCGTGCTTCAAGCTATGTGGCTGGCGATGCCAATGCCACAGCATTTGAAGAAGGGAAACGTGCAGTCATACTGCACATCTACAACATGATGAATGAGGAGAAATAAATGTCAGAACAGGTTGCCGAACAGGTAGCCCAGCCGGAAATTGCTGCATCGGTGATGGAGACACCAGCAGAAGTAGCACAAGGCGGGTCTGGTAACGGTTTCATGGAAATGATACCAGAAGAACTAAGGGAGCATCCAAGTCTTGCACCTATCAAAGATGTAGGTAACTTGGCGCGTTCATATGTTAATGCACAACGGCTTATTGGATCAGATAAAGTTCCACTGCCAGCTAATCCAACAGATGAGGATTTGGATAACATATACTCAAAATTGGGTAGGCCAGAGGAGCCATCAGGGTACGAAATTGCGCCAGATGGCAACATCATTACGGAAGAAGTAGCAACTGAGTATGCAGATATTGCTCACAAGCTACGCCTTACGCCAGAACAGGCAAGAGGTATTCTTGACTATTACAAAGGTTCTGTAGGCCAGACTGAAGAACAAATGCAGCAATTTGCAGAGCAACAAGCTGAAGCAACAACTGCTGAATTGCGCCGTGAATGGGGGCGTGCATTTGAAGATAAAGTGGCTATGGCAAAGGATGTAGTTGATCAGTTTGCTGGGAGTGAAATCCTGCAAATGCGCTTAGAAGATGGCACAATGATTGGCAACCATCCAGCGTTTATTAAGGCTTTTGCTGCAATCGGAGACTTCAAGTCTACCGTAACAAGTGAAGACACAATTAGCGATGGTGCGGTTAATAGACAGTTTACACCGGCACAAGCGCAAGCAGAAGTTGATGCGATGCTAAACGACAAATCTCATGCTTATTGGGATAGAAAAAATCCTGTAGCGCGTGAGCGTGCCGTACAGCGGATGCAAGACTTGATGGGAATGATACATGATTAATAATGAAAATTCATTATCCCCATTGGAAATTAGGCTCGAATGTCTTAGAATGGCAGTCGAGTTTGGTACTCAACGTGATATTATGAATCCAGTAGGACTGGCAGATAAATATTATGCTTGGGTAATGAGCGAGGGTAGCGGAGAAATCCGTCCTCAAGACCATCGGAAAGACGATAGCCATAAGTCGGCTCAAAAGACTAGGAGTGTCCGATCAATCGGGTAGCACGCTGCAAAGTTCAAATGTAACCAGTAGAAAAAAGGAGTGACGCTATGTCAACTCAAGTAACTACAGCATTTGTACAACAGTATTCTGCTAACGTGCAGATGCTATCGCAGCAGATGGGAAGCCGTCTTCGTGATGCAGTGCGCGTTGAAAATGTTGTTGGAAAAAATGCTTTCTTTGACCAAGTGGGTGTAGCTACTGCACAATTGCGTACTACTCGCCATGCCGACACACCACAGGTTGACACACCTCATGCACGCCGCCGCGTTTCGCTTGCGGATTATGAGTATGCTGATCTGATTGATGACCAAGACAAGGTTCGTATGCTGATTGATCCTACCAGTGCTTACGCAATGGCAGCAGCAGCAGCTATGGGTCGCGCAATGGATGATGTTGTCATCACCGCTGCACTTGGCACATCTTTCACAGGTGAGACAGGCTCAACATCAACTGCTCTGCCAGCGGGTCAGCAAATTGCTGCCGGTGGTGCAGATATGACTGTTGCAAAGCTGCGTGAAGCCAAGAAAATTCTTGACTTGTCTGACGTTGACCCATCAATTCCGCGCTACATTGCGGTAGGGCCAAACCAGATTGAGGCACTGCTTGGTGACACAAATGTAACTAGCAGCGACTTCAATACGGTAAAGGCATTGGTGCAAGGTGAAGTAAACCAGTTCATGGGCTTCAACTTCATTATGACAAACCGTCTTTCAGTCTCAGGTGGTACTCGCTCATGCTTCGCATGGGCAGAAGATGGTATCGCTCTTGGCGTGGGTAAAGATGTAAATGCAAGAATTGATGAGCGTGCTGACAAAGGCTACGCAACTCAAGTCTACTATTGCATGAGCATCGGTGCGACACGGATGGAAGAAAACAAAGTCGTTCAAATCGATTGTGCAGAATAGGAGATTGAAGAATGGCTACTGTATATTCCGTACAAAAGACTAACTGGAACCAAACAGTTCCGGCGGTCAACAACAAGACAAACGAAATGGGCGGTCGTGTTCGCATTGCTCATGGCGTTTATGAGGCATCTGCCCTCGCATCAGGTGACGTTATTGAGATGTTTAACATCCCAAATGGCGCACGCTTGATCGAAGGTTCGCTGGCTCACGATGCTCTTGGTGGCTCAACAACTTTGTCTGTAGGCTATGCAGCCCACACTAATAGCAGCGGTACAGCCGTTTCTGCTAGTGCAGCAGCATACAAAGCAGCAGCAGCTTCAACTTCAGCACAGAAGGTAGACATCTTGGCTACTCTTGCGCTGGGTTCTGGAACTGTTGTTGATGCTGACAAAGATGGCTTGCCAGTTTCCGTCACAATGGGCGGTGCTGCTGGTACAGGCACAATTGAAGTCACAATCAAGTGGGTTCTCGACTGATTTGGTTGGGGCGGCTTCTGTCGCCCCTTCCTTCCTATTAGGAGTTTGCCATGCCGTCTGTTGTTGATATTTGTAACGAAGCTATGGATTTGCTAGGTGCGGCAACCATTACCTCACTAACTGAAAATTCAAAAGAAGCGCGACTATGCAACCGCAAGTTTGATACGGTGCGAGATGCAGTGCTACGCGCACATCCTTGGAACGCAGCGATTGCTAGAGCAGAACTAGCTGCTAATAGTGTAGCTCCTGCGTTTGGTTTTACTTACCAGTTTCCACTGCCAACTGACCCATATTGTTTAAGGGTATTGTCCTTTTGGAACTCAAACGTAAATAATGAACTTGCTGCTTATGACAGCAACATAATGTTTAAAATTGAAGGACGCAGTATTCTTAGCAATGAAAACGATTGTCGGATTGTTTATATATCTCGCATCACAGATACCGAACAGTTTGATCCGCTTCTTTCAACGGCTATAGCGCATCGATTAGCTGCCGACACAGCATATGCCATCACAGGCAGCAACAGTGTATCACAGCAAATGTTTGCCGTTTATGAATCTAGGCTAAAAGAAGCAAAGGGTGTGGATTCAATGGAAGGTTATCCAGAGCAGCCAGTAGCGGATTATTTCATCGACATCAGGTATTAAGACATGGCGCGTGTATCCAGCATTATCACTAACTTTCGCGCTGGTTCTTTATCACCGCGTCTTGAAGGTCGTATTGATCTTGAAAAATATAGCCAAGCTGCAAAAACATTACAAAACATGGTTGTATTTCCTCAAGGCGGGATTACCAGACGGCCTGGAACATACTACGCAGCAACATCAAAAGATGGCGGTAAAGTAAAGCTTATAGATTTTGAGTTTAGCGATGAGCAAGCTTATATCCTTGAGTTTGGTGCAAATTATATCCGCATCATTAAGGACGGCGCATTAGTAACTGAGGCTTTGAAAACAATCACTGGTGTTACTCAGGCTAACCCAGCAGTAGTTACATCTACATCTCATGGGTACAGCAACGGTGATAGAGTTTTTATCACAAGCGTTGTTGGCATGACCCAGATCAATAATGTTGAGTTTACCGTTGCTGGGGCAACAGCCAATACATTTGAATTATCTGGTGTAAACAGCACTGGTTATACTGCTTATGCAAGTGGTGGCTCAGTAGGGAAGATTGTTGAAGTTGCTACGACTTATACGGCAACTGAAGTTTTTGAATTAAATCACACCCAATCTGCTGATACGATATACATCGTTCACAAAAACCATGCCCCTGCAAAACTGGTTAGGACTGTTGCTCATACAGGGTGGACGCTATCTAACATAAACTTTGTTGATGGCCCATATCTGGATGAGAACATCACCGCTACAACATTATACGCTTCAGCGCAGACCGGCACTGTTACCGTTACGGCATCTGCCCCATTATTTGCTAGTACGGATGTGGGGCGTTATATCAGGTTTAGAGACATTCTCGAAATTACGCATGATGAATGGAAAGCAAGTACAAGTTATTTAAACAACGCCACAGTGCGATATAATGGTCATGTTTACAAAAACGTCACTGGCTCTACACAAACATCTGGTAACACCCCGCCTGTTCACACACAGGGAACGGAAACATACGGCACTATTGATTGGGAGTACCAACATGATGAAACTGGTTATGTAGAAATTACTGCATTTACAAATTCAACGACTGTAACCGCGACAGTTAAAACAGATGATGGTGGGATTAGTGTATTGCCAGACCAAGTGATCGGTTCGGCAAATGCGACAAAAAGATGGTCACTAGGGGCTTTTGGCGGTGATCAAGGCCACCCCAGAGCCATTGGCTTCTATGAGGAGCGTTTATATCTAGCTGGCACTACAGGCCAGCCACAGACCATATTTGGTAGCGTATCGGCTGATTTTGAAAACCACACACCTGGAACATTAGACGACAGTGCCGTAAACTTTACCATTGCGTCTGACAAGGTGAACGTAATCAAGCATATTCTTCCTGCACGTTTTTTGCAGTTACTTACAACCAGTGCTGAATTTACGCTTTCTGGCGGCTCTGGAACTACGCCAGTGTCACCAACAAACGTAAACGTATTGAGGGAAACCACATTTGGCACATCTGATGTAAGGCCACTACGCGCAGGAAACAGTACAATCCTAATTCAAAAAGGCCAAGAAAAGGTCAAGGAGATTACATTTGATCTGGATACAGATGGATTGCTTGGCATCGATTTAAGCATATTGGCTGACCATATCCCACGCGGCGGTTTAACAGATATGGTTTGGCAGCAAGAGCCAGAACTTATTTTGTGGTTTGTTCACTCAGATGGGCGTTTGATCGGGCTTACATATGACCGCGCTAACGGTGCTATTGGGTGGCATGAGCATCCTTTAGGCGGTAATGCCGTTGTAGAAAGCGTAGCAGCCATTCCAAGCGGCTCAGAAGACCAAGTGTACCTATCAGTAAAGCGCACAATCAATGGAAGCACAGTGCGTCATATCTGCTATATGACACCTATATATTTCAATGATGATATATTGGATGCCTTTTTTGTAGATAGCGGCCTGACATATGACGGTAGCGCAACAACTACAGTTAGCGGCCTAAATCATTTAGAGGGCGAAACAGTATCTATCCTAGCTGTAACCAACGTGTACTTTACACACGCGGATAAAGTGGTTGCTGGCGGCACTATAACTTTGGATAGAAGCGCGTCTAAAGTACACGTTGGTTACAGCTACACATCATATATTGAAACACTGCGTTTAGAAGCCGGTGCAGATGATGGGATAGCACAGGGCAAGATCAAACGTATTCATGGCGTAACTGCAAGATTTTTAAACACTGTAGGCGCAGAGATAGGGCCATCAACTAATAGTTTAGATCGTGTTCCCTTCCGCGACAGCAGCATGGCAATGAACCAAGCGGTTCCAATGTTCACTGGTGATAAGGAAGTGTCCTTTCCATCAGGGTATGACAACGATGCCCAAATTGTGATACAACAGACACAGCCACTTCCAATGACAGTCTTGGCTATTATGAGAAGGTCTAACACGTTTGATGCTTAAAATTGTGCCATTTAAAAAGGAACACGTTGAGCAAATTGAAACCCGCTATCATTTTCCAGACGCGGCAAAGGTAGCATTTACAAGTGATAATTCTATGGTGGCTTACACAGGTATGATGGGTGAAAAGATATTTGCTTTAGGTGGTGTGTACCAGTTATGGCAAGGCGTTGCTGAAGCGTTCTTCATTATGTCATCACACGCATACGACAAGCCTTTGACTGCGGCTAAATACTCACGCGCTATGCTCGATTACATCCAAGAGCAAAACAACTATAATAGGTTGCAAGCCAGTGTTAGTTGCAATGATGATGAGGCTGTTAGATTTATTGGTTGGTTGGGTTTTGAAAATGAGGGGCTAATGAGAAAGTTTGGGCTAGATGGCACTGACTACTATCGTTATGCGAGGGTGCAATAATGGCTATTGATCCTATTAGTTTGGCTGTTGGTGGAACGCTGATTGGCGGCACAATGTCGTTCAAAGGAAAGCAAGCCGAAGCCAAACAAGCCCAGAAAATTGCAGAGTATAATGCTCAAGTTGCAGAACAAGAAAAGAAAGTTCTTGCCGAAGTAAAACGTGATGAAGAAGCAAGCTTGCGTAAACAGTCAGAGCGTCTGGTTAGCACTCAAAGAGTTATGACTGCTGGCTCCGGTGTTCAAATGACAGGTAGCCCGATGACCATAGCCGCTGAAACATTCTTTGCTACTCAAATGGATGCCTTAAATATTCAGCAAGCAAGCAGCAGAGAGCAAGCTATGAAAACTCAAGAAGCTGCAATGACGCGGCTAGAAGGTAGGGCAAAAGCATCTGGCCTTAAGTACCAATCATACGCCAGCCTTATTAACAGCGGCTCTAAAGCTGCAACTTTGATGGGATAAGATATGCCAAAGATACCCCTATATAATCAAGGTTTAGGCCAAACAGTAACTACAAAGCCGATACAGGGTATCCGCGCTAATGAAGCTGCGTTCACTTCTGCTCAAAAAGGGTTTTCTGCTCTTGGGAAATCTATAGAAGATGCTGCGTTTCAATTTGGAATGGAAGAAAAGAAGGCTGAGACTGAGCGTTACAGAAACAAAATAAACACAGAAGTAAACCAAGAGATGAACAATTTTACGATGTCATCTGAGGCAACGACTGTGGCTGAGTACCAAGCATTGGCTGACAAGAAACGCCAAGAGTTGCGTAATAAACATTTATCTGGGCTTGAAGGTAAGCTTACTAAAAGCCAGTTCAGTGCTGTATCTATGCAATTTGATAATACGTTTGCGGCTAAAGTTGCTACTGGTAGCCAAATGGCGCACGCTAAAGGACAGCAAATACGCACAGATCAAGTCAATACTACTATTGAAGATACCGTGTCTCAGCTTAGAAGCCTTGATCCTAGCAGCCAGTTATATCAAGACATACAGGCTAACTTAGACGCAGGGTTTGACAGATGGGCTTCACAAGGGCTTGCACCTAAGTACAGCAAAACAACATATCGTAGGGAATTGTCTGCCAGCCGTTTTGTCAGTGATATAGAAAAGGCTAGTTCTCAAGCCGATATAGACAAGCTGCGTAGTCAAGTCAACGCTGAAAGAGGAGACATGACCGCCGCTGATTTTGCAGCGCGGAACACTGCTATTGATGCTCAAGAAAAAATTACTGACGCAATGCAAGTAGACGCTGCGTTTGAAACAATAATTGAAAACAAACCAGATGCCACAGATGAGGAATTGGCAGAAGGTGTGCAAACCATAAGAGATGGCAAAGTTTTAACAATAACAACAAACGCCGGAGAAGATGTTGTTGTTGATTTTGGCACAATGAAACCATCAAATCGTGCCATGCTGATTGCGAGGATAGAGGCTAAAAACAAGTCAGATAAAGCAGAGGCTCTAAGTGCAAATAAACTTGCTGCTAAAGAAAAGTTTAGGGGTACAAGTTCTTTAGAGGAGTTGAGGCTTATTAGAAACCAATTCACTCAAAAAGGAGATGACGGTAAATATCTGCATTTCCCTGATGTGACTACTTTTGAAGGAAGGCAAGCAATAGAAGGCTTGCTTGATAGAGAGCTTGCTGAGAAAGCTGTAAGGGTTGTTGCAGAAACAAGCCGTGATATGGATGATGTGAACGCAAGAATAGTTCAAAATGACGGCATTATTAGTTCAGAAGATTCTCAACTTATTGCTAGTGCTAAATCAAAATTAGTGGCTGCTAATCTGATAGAGGAATCAATTGCTTTACAAGATACTGTAGATGCTACGATGAACTCATCGGTTTTATTCAAAGAGATTGAATTTGGCAGCGCATCTGAGCAAGCCCAAACACTGTCAGAAGCGTCTAGGTACACTGATGCAACTGGCAAGAAAACCTATGAACTTTTGCAAAATAGAATGGCTGTTAGTAGAGAGGCCATGCAAAAAGATTTTGTTGGGTATTATTTAAAAAGCAAAAAGATAGACCCAGATGGTGAACAGCCTACAGCAAAAGAACTTTTAAATATCCAAATGGAAATGGGAATACCGCCTTCAGATGCGCGTGTCACAAGCAACGCGCAACTGCGGTCATTCTCCGCGCAGTACAAAGCAGCGGAAGTGCAGGACAAAGGGCAAATAATGGATCAGTTCCTTGCTCAGTTCCCAGGCAATGAAGATAGGGTTATGAAGCATTTGGTGGAGACTAAAACTATTAGCTTAGTTGATAGTGTTGTTAATGCTTACCCGAACAATGCAAACATGAGCATGGTGCTTGATGCGAATAGTGAAGCAGGGCAAAAATTAATAAAAGATAAAGCCATGATAAGTGCAGATGATCGCCAACAAATTAATGATTTAGCTGCTGAAACTATGGCTGATTATGGTCAAAGTATTCTTGGCAGATTTGTTGATGAGACTAGGGGCGGCGGTGATAATAGTCGGGTGTTCCACACCCTTGGTATGCGTAAAATTGTTCAAGACACTGCTGCGTATATTAGGGCTTCTGATCCCACCACAAGCCATCAAGAGGCTGTTGATATAGCTTATAATGCTGTTATAGGTAACAATTTCACTTTCCCAGAAGTAAACGGCACAAAATTACGGTTGCCCAAAAAATATGAAGGAGCCGAAAGTGATATCTCTTTGGTGCTTGAAGGTGGTGTAAATTTAAACAGAGATATGCTTGCTGCAAAAATAGAATTTCCACCGCCAATGGCAGGGGAAACTGTGGAGCAAGCCAGAGAGCAATACTTAAATGACCTTGAAGCAGAAGGAACATGGAGAACAACGACAGATGGCACTGGCGTTTATCTTGTGGATCAGACAGGGAATATGGTTCGCATGAGAAGGGGAACTGGCGCAGCAGTCGCTCCTAGCCCTACAGGGCCAATGAAAGATTTTATCACTGTATCATTCGATGAAGTAAGATCATTTGGCGCGGCAATGCCTGACACCATCAAAGGAAATAGCGCACTTGCTAAAAAACGGCGTAGAGAATTTTATAGAACAAGGAACTTGTTTTAATGGCTAATGTTTATATCCCAGAACAAAAAGAAAGCAGGGTTCTTAGGGAAAGATATTTTGACTACGCCAAGGCAAGCACAGCAGATGTTTTGGGTGCATCAATAGATGAGGGTCTATATTACAACCCAATAAATGCTTTAGGAAGGCTTGTAAACCAAGGCTTTCTGGAAGGGCAGCAAGGGGCTGCTCTTACCAAAGATGAATGGGCTGAAAGTGAGTTTTTCCGCGAAGGCATAGAAGTTGGCGATGAAGGCATCAAAACAGGGATGGCTTCCTTACTAGCTGAACGCCATGACGAAAGAGCCTCATTTCGGGCTACGCTAAATAGATCAAGAGGGGGCATTGGCCTAACTGCCGCACAGTTTGGCGTGGGGCTGGCTGTTAGTCTTATAGACCCTATCAATGTCGCTTCTGCTTTTATACCGTCTGTAACCATTGCTAGAGGCGCGACAATGGCTGCTAAGATGGGCAGGGTAAGAGGCAACCGTTTTATGACAGGGGCGATGGACGGAGCGATTGGTGCCACCGTTGTAGAGCCTTTGGTAATTGGTGCAGCCTACGCAGAACAGGATCGTGACTATGGCCTTATGGACAGTTTTTTAAACGTGACTGTCGGTGCCGCTTTGGGTGGTGCAATTTTCTATGGCGCGGGAAAAATATCTGATCGTTATCAAAGACTGCCACAAACAACAAAGGATGAGGCGCAACATACATCTGTAGGCCAAGCCATACTAGATGAGAATGTAAATGTTAAGCCAATCACTGATGCTGGTGAAGCAAGAGTAACTGCAAGAGAGGCAGCAAAAGCCGCTGAAGAAGCGGAACTGGCAAGGCCAAAAACTCCGTATGATGAAGATTATGAAATAAATGATTTCCTTGATGGGGATAAGACGCGCCTTTTGGCTGATATGGCTGAAGAAGAACTAGATGCTAACCTTCAATATATAGACGCTCAAATAGAAGCTGCTGCACTAGCTGGTGATGCAAACTTGGTTCAGAAGCTAGAGACTGACAAAGAAGCAATTACAATACAAAAGCGCAGAAACGCTGGTGAAACCATTGAACGTCCGGCAGAACCAGAAACGGCAGAAATTGCGCCGCCTAAATTTACATCTAAGAACGTGCCAATGATGATAGGTGGCAAGCCTAGCCTTGACCCACGCGAAAAAATTATAGCTGTAAGCGATGGCGCAACGACTAGATATTTAGATTTTGTTGAAGACGATGGTTTTGGCGGTTCTTTGGGATGGGTTGAGGTAGATGAAACAGGTGAGCCTCTGCCGCAAAACCAACAACCTGTTATTTATGCAGAAAAGCAAAAACAGAAAAAAGAAGCCATTAAAGATATGCAAGATGATATGCTTGCAAAACGTCAACAAGGTTCGACAGGGGCAGACCCAGCAGCACAAGTTGAGGAGCCAGAAATAAAGCCTACACCGTTAGGCAGATTAGAAGAATACTCTGAAGACGTAAATACTATAAAGGCTCAAAAATTAGAGCAAGAAGAAATCATGGCTAATGAAATAGATGCTGAAAATAACATTTTGTTAGAAGAACTTACATCCCCAGAAAACCTAGCTTTGTTGCCCAAAGAGGCGCGTGACAGCCTAGATGAAATAGGTGCTTTGGAAACTAAAGTAGAAAAATATGAAACTGTAGTTGAAGCAGGGCGTGCCTGTGTAATC